GTTGTTACAGACGCCTTCCGCAGTGAAGGCTTTTTTATTTGTGGTAAATGGGCGGCTGGTGGGTGTTAGGGGCACTCACCAGCCATCTGCTCATGCGTTGTGGTCACAAGCAAACCTCAGGCCCATCTGCTTTGCGCAAAAGCGGTATGAGCCTATCAGAGAAGTGCTTATTGATCTATGGCTAATACTGTAAAAATATCCAGTTGTGAGTTAATCAACGCCGACTGCCTGGAATTTATCCGGTCGTTACCCGAAAATTCTGTTGACCTGATAGTCACGGACCCGCCGTACTTTAAAGTGAAGCCTGAGGGCTGGGATAACCAGTGGAAGGGCGACGATGATTACCTGAAGTGGCTGGACCAGTGTCTGGCGCAGTTCTGGCGGGTGCTGAAACCTGCCGGAAGTCTTTACCTGTTCTGTGGTCATCGCCTGGCATCTGATATCGAAATCATGATGCGTGAACGCTTCAGTGTGCTGAACCATATTATCTGGGCGAAGCCGTCCGGACGCTGGAACGGATGCAACAAGGAAAGCCTGAGGGCGTATTTCCCCGCCACAGAGCGCATTCTGTTCGCGGAACATTATCAGGGGCCGTATCGTCCGAAAGATGCCGGGTATGCGGCGAAGGGCAGTGCACTGAAACAGCATGTGATGGCCCCGCTGATTTCTTACTTTCGTGATGCGCGCGCGGCCCTGGGGATAACGGCAAAACAGATTGCAGATGCCACAGGAAAGAAAAACATGGTGTCGCACTGGTTCAGTGCCAGCCAGTGGCAGTTACCGAACGAGGATGATTACAGAAAACTTCAGGTGCTGTTTGCCCGGGTGGCAGAAGAGAAACATCAGCGGGGAGAACTGGAAAAGCCACATCACCAACTGGTCAGCACATACAGTGAGCTGAACCGGCAGTATGCCAGCCTGCTGGAAGAGTACAAATCACTGCGGCGTTATTTTTCCGTATCGGCAGCCGTTCCTTATACGGATGTCTGGACGCACAAGCCTGTGCAGTATTATCCGGGCAAACATCCCTGTGAAAAACCGGCAGATATGTTGCGGCAAATGATTACCGCCAGCAGTCGTCCGGGTGACCTGGTTGCAGATTTCTTCATGGGGTCGGGTTCGACAGTCAAAGCCGCGATGGCGCTGGGGCGTCGTGCAATTGGTGTCGAGCTGGAGGCTGAACGTTTTGAGCAGACCGCAAGGGATGTACAGAATTTAATCAGAAAGAGAGAGTGATATTGCTGAATTTATTCTGTAACGTTATCATTATGTTATCGGCCCTTTAGCTCAGTGGTGAGAGCGAGCGACTCATAATCGCCAGGTCGCTGGTTCAAATCCAGCAAGAGCCACCAACCGCCACTAGCTCATCAGGAAAGAACGTCACCCTGTGCGAGATTCGGAGTCCCCGGTGGCGGTCCATTATCGGTATTCTGCGTTGTTAGCTCAGCCGGACAGAGCAATTGCCTTCTAAGCAATCGGTCACTGGTTCGAATCCAGTACAACGCACCACACTTATTTTCCAGGCTCGCTTTGGCGGGCCTTTTTTGTATCTGCGCCACGCCCGGCGCATATCAACCACAGAGCCTTTCGGGGGTGAGCTTACGGAGTGGTCAGTGTGACTTTCTCTGTGGGCAGATCGCTCCCGGGCGTTGGCTCACCCACCCAAAGGAACGTCACGATGTTTGGTATTTTTGGTAAAAAAGCCCGCAGAGCGGCAACGGAAATTAAAAAGTTTGAGAAACGCGATCTGGCACAGGCGGTGATTAACGCTGCATACCTGGTGGCCTATGCAGATGGTGAATGCGAGGCATCCGAGAAAGCGAAGATCGAACAGGTCTTACGTAATCAGCCTGCGTTGTCTGCGTTTACCTCGGAAATTAATGCGATTAGCGCAAC